TGTATGATAAGTTTGTTGCAGACTACAACAAATACGTAGAAACACAGAAGGCTCGCGTAGAGTCATTAAAACAGACGATAGGCGAGTGGGAATCTTATAGCGAAAAAGTAAAGACGCAACAGTCATCATCCTTTTTCTCTACGGATTCTGGTAGTTGTTCTGGAGGAAGCTGTGGTTCAGGAAGTGGTTACGGAGGCTTTTTTATGCAAGGGGGTTCTGATGGCGGAAACTGTAGTGGTGGAAGCTGTGGGTCCGGTGGAGGCGGTGGATGCTCTGGAGGCTCTTGTGGGGGCGGAAGGGGTTTCTTTTAATAGACAACATTTAACACCTAGCAAATAGAAAGGTGGTGGTCTTATCTCCTCTGGTCAGGAGGTATACTGACCAATCATTTCAACAACAAGGCAAACTAAGAGGTAAACATGATATTCACGATACTAGGTTGGGCTATATATGGTTTGATAGTTGGGTTGCTAGGAAAGCTTCTAGTCTCTTACTTTGTGCCGGATGCGCCTAACGAGGTTCCTAATGTTGGGCCTACCATTTTGGTTGGTATTATTGGGTCTTATGTAGGTGGCTTTGTTGAGTTCCTTATTTATGGTGGAATGGCATTTAGCGCTTCTGGCATAATATTAGGAACTATCGGTGCAGCTATAGCATTGGCGATATATCACTTCGTAAATCTTAAACTAAAGAAGTAACAACATGGCAATAGAAGATAACGAGCTTATCTTAGAAGAAGCGGAGCTACTAGGTAAGTCACTAGAATACGACAAGGATAGTGTTGGCTTTATAGACCCGCTAACTATAATTATGTTAGTATCTTTGATAGTCAACGTAATACGTATGATTCAAGGCTGTAGAAAAAAGGGTAATGAAGTAAAGAGTTTATCAAAGCTAAGGTTTGGGCACCTTAGAATTGCTAATACTGTTTATGCTACCATCGGACCAAAAGAATACGAGAAGCATGGTTCCGAAATAGTGACAGCTATTATCAATAGAGGCGACACGATAACCGTCGAAAGGCTGCAAAATCTATTAGCGGCACTTGACGAGTAAAGTTTTTTCACTAGAATAGAGGCGTACTACCCGGTGCGCCTCTTTTCTTTTTTTTCTTGATGGAGAAGTTATGTATACGATATTTAAAAACGGGCGTATGGTATGTGTCATTGACGCCGATGAAGTCAAAATGGACCTTACTAACCCAAACGAGCCCGTTGCGATATTTGTAAAGGGAGATAGAGAAGGTGTAGAAGTTGAAGACGACGATGGAACACCTTATATCGAATGGCAAGATAAGAAAAACAAGCATCGCCTAGAACGTATTAGGCAAAGAAAGCTACATCCTCATCATGGTGGGTTTAGAGGCGGTCATATCTCTGAAGAAATTCCAGACGAAGCCCGCGTACACCGCGAGCGTAAGCAGCGCAATAAGGATGAGAAAGACAGGCAAGATAAGAGGGATAGGGACGAGAAGGACAAAAAGGACAAGCAAGACAGAGAAGATAAGGTAAAGAAAGACACAGAAAAAAACACAAACAAGGACGATAAGCACAAGAAAAATGGCTAAGCTACTCTTTGTATTAAGGAAAAGCGCAAAGAAGAATACCTATTCAAAAGGTAGTTTTGGGCTTTCCAACTCATCGACTTTTATAGTGAACAAGCTTAATCAGACTGGTCACGCTGCTAAGATTGTTCTTGTTGATGATGCTAATGGCATAGATAGAGAAGTCCATTTATTTAATCCAGACATAGTTGTCATTGAGGCACTATGGGTAATGCCAGCTAAGTTTGGTGAGCTATTAAGAGTACATAGGAAAAGAAAGTGGTTGTTGCGCGTTCATAGTAAAGCTCCATTCTTAGCAATGGAAGGTATAGCTATGGAGTGGTTGAACGGCTATCATGCTATGCAGCAGATTTATGGAAATCTATTCATATCATGTAACAACAAGCAGTTCAACGATGAAATTAATGCTATAAAGAAGTTCAACTCAGTATACCTACCTAATATATACTGTCCGCTGTTTGATGAGCTAATTTTTCATAGACATAAAAGCTGCAAGTTCGACGATGGTTACATTGACATAGGTTGCTTCGGTGCCCTGCGCCCTCTTAAGAATCAATTCCTACAGGCAATCGCCGCTATTATGTTCGCGGACAGAATCAAGAAGAAGCTCAGGTTCCACATTAACGGTACTCGTCCAGAACAGTCTGGTGAGAACGTACTTAGGAATATCGAGGGTCTATTTGATGAAACACATCACCAGCTTATCAAACACGAGTGGTATACGCACGAAGATTTTGTGCAGAAGGTAGTTCCAGAAGTAGACCTAGGTTTACAAGTTTCTTTCTCTGAGTCTTTTAATATTGTAACGGCGGACTTTGTTCATGGTGGCGTTCCTATTATTGTGTCTGATGATGTTGACTGGATGCCATCTTTTACTAGGGTATCTCCGAATTCAGCAGAAGATATAGCTAGCAAACTACACGCTGTTTGGATAACGAGAACAAATGCTACGGTCGCGCACAACAGAAAATTCCTTCGTAAGTATAATGAGCAGGCAACAGAAGAGTGGCAAGATTTTATTAAAAGGATAACATGAACAACGAGAAGTCGGCATCAGTAAGTCAACTAGTAGATGTTAAGCTTGATGGTACGGGAACACCAGAATACTCTTTGAAACCAGACCTACCTGGAACTACAGAGTTATCTCTAGATGTTTGTAGGTTGTACGCAAAGAGAAGCTGTAGGCACTGTCACGGTAGGGGATACCTAACATACAATAATCCTCTCATGCAATGGGCTGACTACTGTAGTTGTGTTAAGAACATGTTGAGAAAAATAGCTAATAGTGTAGGAGAATAACATGAATTGGGTTGAGTTCTATTTGGGTTTAGCATATGCAGTTGGTAATAAGTCTAAAGATGTCAGCAAACACGGCTGTATAATCACTAATAAGAAAAACAAACCACTAGGGTTTGGGTATAATGGTTATCCAGAAGGCTGGCGCGACGATAGAATGCCTACACACAGAGAGTACGATATACATCTTGCTCCTAATAAGTATGATGTCACGCCTCACGCTGAGGTAAACGCAATAACGAACTGCAATAAAAAACCTAAGAAGGCAATCGCATACGTGTCTGGGATTTGCTGCGGCAACTGTATGATACACCTGTACCAAAACGGCGTCCGCAAAATCTACATGCTCGACAAAACATGCCATATGTTGAGTGACCAAAGGAGTAAGAAGGTCTTTGATTTCATCGAGGAAGAAGTTAAGCACTCAAAGTGCGGTAATATGGAAATCTATCGTGTAAAACCCAACCTTCTTTGGTTGGAAAATCTTGGGGAAGAAGTAAAGAAGTTGAGGCTAGATGGTGTATTATTAGGTGCTGGTGAATAAATAAGCGGTAAAAAACCATTGCGTGTTTATCTTCCGTTAAAGCGATACTCCACCAGATTACAATCAATTGTTTGGACATCAAGTATATAATCCTAAATTACTACTAACTCTAACAATACTTGAATTGTAAAAACACACATTCAAACAGTGTCGCTTAAACCACTACGAGCCCTAGCAATAGGGCTCTTTCTATCTACACACAGGAACAAGAAAATGACAACAGGACAAGAAATACAATTTCAAAGTGATGTAGCCGTGTCCCATCCATTCGAGCTAGTCTTAGCTACAAGGGACGCTAACGGAAATCAAACTGGAACAAAGAGCTATTGTACTGATAGCCCATACAAATTGAGTCAATTCTTTTTGAGACACAAGGGTAAGCCTAAGAAGAGAGATGCTAAGAAAGACGATAAGAACTCTCCAAAGGATAAGGCTGCTGAGCAAGTAAAGTTAGTGAAGAAACATGGCAGCATTCAATCATACGTAGATACAACGGAGAGAAAACAACAAAATGACGGACAAAATAGATAGTGTAAATAAAGGGTTGCAAGACTTTATATTCATTTCAAAGTATGCACGCTGGTTACCAAAGCAAGGAAGAAGAGAGTCATGGGAAGAAGCGGTTGATAGAGTATGCAACTCCCACCTACAGAAGTACGACTATCTATCTAAAGAAGACAAAGACGCTATTAGGCACGCCTTCACGTTCGTTAAGGACAAGAAGGTGTTGCCTTCTATGCGTTCAATGCAGTTTGCTGGACCAGCCGTGTTTGCCCATGAGGCGCGCGGCTATAATTGTTCAGTCAGACACATAGACTCAATCCGTGCATTTGCAGAGATAGGCTATCTTATGCTCTGTGGCTGTGGTACTGGTATTGGTCTAACAGAAAGGTATCTTTCTAGACTTCCAAATCTAGTAGGACCAGACAACAGAACTGGTTCAGTTATTACCTATACGATAGATGATAACATTGAAGGATGGGCCGACTCTATTGAAGCTCTCCTAATGTGCTACTTCCAGAATACAGCAATGTCTGGTAGAAAGATTATCTTCGACTATAGTAAGATTCGCCGTAAGGGCGCAATTCTAAAAACTGGTGGTGGTCGTGCCCCAGGCTACAAACCTTTAAAAGCTGCTCACCTTAGAATCAAGAAGCTCCTTGATAGGCTTATAGAGGAAGAACACGTTTCTGTCATTCGCCCGATTCACGCATATGACATTATGATGCACTTCGCCGATGCCGTCTTGAGCGGTGGTGTTCGTAGAACGGCGTCTTCAGTTGTATTCAATGCAGCAGATGAAGAGATGATTAACGCGAAGACCTTCTTTAAGGTTTCTAAGCACCAGTCATTCTTTGATGATGATACCAATATGTATCATTGCAGAGTTAGGGTTGGTAAGCACTGGCACACAGTAGACCTTCCTACATACGACTATGAGAAGATGATTGAGAGTAAGCAAATAAGTTGGTTCTATATTGAGCCACAAAGGGCGCGCTCTAATAATAGTGCCTTGCTTATTCGTAGTACTACGACACAAGAGCAGTTCAATGCAATCGTAGAGAAGACGAAGCAGTTTGGTGAACCTGGATTTGTATGGGCGAACAATGAGGATGTTTTATTCAACCCGTGCTATGAAATTGGATTCGTTCCAGTTACAGAGCGTGGGGAGTGTGGTGTTCAGTTCTGTAATCTAACTACCCAGAATGGTGACAAGATTAACAGCGCGGAAGACCTAATCGAATTCACCAGAATCGCCGCTATCATTGGTACTCTACAGGCTGGTTATACCAACTTCAAGTATCTATCTAAGGTTTGCAAGCAACTTACAGAAGAAGAGGCCCTATTAGGTATATCTATAACAGGCATCCTTTCTTCTCCTGAGATTATTCTAGACGAATCTAATTTAAGAAAGGCTACCAAAGTAGCCGAAGAAACTAATAGATTGTGGGCGGCGAAACTGGGAATCAATCCGGCGGCTCGCCTAACAGCTATTAAGCCAGAAGGTACTGGTAGTTTAGTAATGGGTGTTCAGGCCCCTGGTATTCATGGCGCACATGCCGAATTCTATCTTAAGAGAGTTCAGACTACTAAGGGCGACCCACACTATGAATACTTCAAGCTATTGAATCCTCATATGTGTGAAGAGAGTGTTTGGTCAGCTAATAAGACCGACGACGTTATTACGTTCCCAATTAAGGCTAAGCAGGGTGCCATCCTAAAGGATAGTATTTCTGCTCTTGAGCATCTTGAGATAATCAAGAAGGTTCAAAAGAACTGGGTCTTAACTGGTGGCGCGAATAACAAGAAGGACGTTACTAATAATGTTAGTTGTACGGTTCTTGTTAAGCCAGATGAATGGGAAGATGTTGTTAAGTATATCTATGAGAACAGAGAGTATTTTTCAGCCGTATCTCTTCTGGACCATATGGGTGATAAGACATATCAGCAAGCTCCATTTGAGAAGGTTAATACTCAAGAAAACTTCTACAAGTATCAAGACCTAATGGACAAGTATGCTCCAGTTGACTTTTCACACGTTATGGAGTCTAGTGACGACACGACCCATACGGCAGAAATGGCTTGTGCGGGCGGGGCTTGTGTAATTTAAGCTTGACTTTTGGCGATTTTGATGTATGATGTGGGAACGGAGTCCCCTTTTCCTTGACTTTTTGATATATTGGGTTAAAAATGGTAATTCATCAGCACAAGCGAACTCTACAGCTAAACCAGGATTTCACAGCACACAGCCTACTTGATTGGAAGGAAGCTATTAGTGCGGTTGCAGACAATGCAGCTAATCCATCAGAGGGTGCTTTCATGGTAGATTTCTATCATGATGAAGAAGTATTGGACTCTAAGGGTAGACACTATATCGTTCCTGCTGTTATTGCCCTTGCTAAGTATGTCAAGCCAGGTGGTGTTGCATTTAGCAGGTACAATGTCTTCATTAGGGACAAGCTTAAGTGTCAATACTGTGGCACAAAACATCATCCTTGGGAGCTAACATTCGACCATGTTATCCCGCGAAGCAAGTGGGACAAGGAAAAGTATGGTACACCTACACACTGGACCAATATCGTAACTTGCTGCAAGCCCTGTAACGCCAAAAAGGGCGACAAGACCTTAAAGGAATCTGGTATGAAACTGCTTAAACAGCCGTTTATTCCGGCGGGAGCTAACTTTATTCATGGTCTAAAGCCGTGGATGAAGATAGAAGAACAGTGGAAGCCGTACCTACCTGCCTTGTACATCAATGGCGGAAAACTGTAACTTTTAAAAGGAGATGGTGTATAATAGTATGCCAATTTATACCTACCAATGCCCGTCCTGTGGCAATTTTGAACTTCATCAACCCATGAAGAAGGTCAAAGCTAAGCTCAAGTGCCCAGAATGCGGCAAAACTTCCGAAAGAAACCTTTTAGCAGACGCCTCTACCGTTGTAGGTATTGGTGATGCCAGTCCTAAAACTTTAGGGGCGCTTGCTGAGAGGAATGCTAATAGACTGAGTGCAGATGAAAAGGCAGCCCTCACTAAGAAGCACAATGCTTATCGAGAAGAAGGTCCAACCAAAGAGCTTCCGACCGGAATGTCTCGCATAGAAAAACCGAAAGACTGAGGAAAGTATGGTTCAAATTCAGATAGACCCAACACAAGCGATACACAATCTCGTTAATGGAAATCGCATCGTTGGTAAGAGGGGCACAATAGCATATGTCCAAAACCACGGTGAAATTTTCGCTTTTCTTCCACCATCCTGTTCACCTAAGTTCAAAGAACAAACGCTTGATAAGGGCGACATAGTTCTAGATATGAAGTATTCAGAATCGGTCGTTGACGAAGAACCAATCAGAATGGTCTTAAAGAAAAGAAGGGTGTTACCGCCGCTCTTTGAGAGAATGGACCTAACTAAAGCATATCACAATTATGAGGAGAGAATGGAATGTCTGAGGAAAGAGAGAGAGCCGAAAACCCTAAAATCCCACATAAAGCAGTCATTCTCTACAGGATGGAAGTCGTTCAGCAGCGACCCGATGGGAAGCTTATACCAAGCCCTTTGCACACCGCTTCAGAAGCTTTCGTTCTTCTTGGGAACTCGTTTGAAGAAGCTAGGGAAAAAGCTGAGAAACTATTCACAATTATAAGAAACGAGTACGACAAATATGACAAGAATAATCAAGAACCTCAAGATGAATGAGGCTATCTATAATCCGAACCACATATACAAGCCCGCTAAGGATGAAAGTGTCGGAGTAGAACAAGTCGAAAGAGAAGTAGTCGCCATCACAGAAAACTGCGTAGAGGTCGAGGAAAACCATCCAAAGGCCCTATGTAAAGCAGTCCGTACTGGTGTCAATACCAGCTACTACATTCTTTTCTCTCCTGCGGGTCGTATGTTCAACCCATATGGTTTGTACGACGCTTCTAATCAAGTCAGGAAAAGCCAGGGCGGCAAGCAGTTCGTTATGCGTTCTGTTCCACAAAAGTCCTTTGAGCTTTACATTAAGTTTCTACAGACAAGGAACCAATCCCTATTAATCAACGCAGAAAGAGAGAATAGCTAATGGCACTAACGAACGTAGAAAGATACGCCATCCAGGGTATGATAGGCCAGGGAATTCCTGTAGCCGCAATGGCAAAGTCCCTAAAAGTGAGCGAAAAGACCATCGAGAATTACCTAAACAAGCTCGGTGAGAGCTTTGATAGGCTGATTGCTAATAATGTGTCTGTAGTACCACAACCTACTAAAGAGGAAGACCCGACTCCAGAAGTTGTGGTTGAGAAGGTTGAAGAGGCTAAGCCAGAAGAGTATGTACCAGAAATCACAAGGATTGAGAAGCTTAGACAAGAAACGGTAGAGAAGCCGCGTGTTGTCTCTGCTGTACCAGAAGGCTTAACAAAGAAGTTGATGCTTAATACAACTGGTGGCAAGAAGCACAAAGCTGTATCTATTATGACCGAGGGCGCGTCTGCGGTAAGCGACGATGCTAAGAAGTCTATGCAACTAACCAACAGAAGTAGAACAGCTCGCGGGGCTATCTATAACATAGAGGAAAAGAAGGTTGACTAAACAAGGACAGAAGTTTCAGTCGCGTTATTCATCAGATACATTAATTACACCGGCCCAGTATATCACTGAGCTAATTTGCGAGAAAAAGGCTAGGTTAGCCGGGGGTGAGTTGCCTCAGAAGTTTTGGACGCAACCTAAGTGGTCTGCTTTCTTTAGGCAACAAGTTCATACGGCAAATCTATTACTTCGCCTATATAGCTATCAGGCTATTATTAGGGCATTGAATGCCAAAGAGGCTGAGCGAATTTTTTCCTTGCGAGCCCCTCATCTTGACGCTATAATCAAGGCTGAGCAGGCAAAATACGACAAACTCGTAGCACAACAAGAGAGTGCTGAGGACATCGTAAGGGTTGACGTAAATGCCAAACCACGCCAGCCAATCGTAAAGAAGAACATCGTTTCAAGACTCAAAGAATTGGATAATGAATAAATGGCAAAGAAAAAAGTAACATCAGAAGAGAACGAGGGAGAAGACGTTGGTGTAGCGACAGAGGAAAAGGCGACTAAGAAAACAAAGAATGTTGACTTAGCCTCCCTCTATATTAGCGCAAACTCCCTAATCAATAGGAAGACAGTAGTAATTCCAGTTAGCCCGGTCATAGATGTTATGCTTGGCGGTGGAGTGCCAGAAGGTTCATTCGTAATACCAACGGGGCCACCCAAGGTAGGAAAAAGCACATTCAGCTTGCAATTAGCTGCTAACGCTATTCGCCCAGAATACGCATGTGAGCTTAATCCAAAAGGTAGAGAAGTCTTTATCTTCAATATCGAAGGTCGTCTTAAAAAGAGAGACCTTGAAGGTATTAATGGACTAGACATCAATAAGGTTCATGTTATTGGTTCCGAGCCAGGAAACATCATATCAGCCGAAGACTATATTGAAAGAGGCGAGCGTCTTATTAACGAGAGGCCCGGCGACATCTTTATCTTCGACTCATTTTCCCAGTTGTGTACAGTTGACAGAATGACGGCATCGTATAGGGATAGATTTAGAGACAACTCTGCTTCTCTACTAGCTGCTTTCTGTAAGCGTATTTGTAACGTAATCCCAATCAACCGTTCAATCGTAATTGGTATTACTCACTTGATTGCTAATCAGGGTGGTATGGGTCATTCACCGTGGAGCGAAGCTTCTGGTCAAAAGATTCAGTATGCCGCAGACATCAAGATTAAGGCAACCCACCAAACACCTTGGAAAGTTGGGGAAACTCAAATTGGTCAAGAAGTTCATTGGAAATGTACTACTTCTGCTATTGGACCTCCTGGGGGTAGCTGTAGTTCTTTACTTAGGTATGGGTATGGACTAGACAAGGAAGCCGAGATAGTAACTCTTGCGGCTGACTTCGGCATCATCAAAAAGGGTGGAGCTTGGTACACAATGCCAGATGAAAAGAAGTTTCAGGGTCTTGAGAATACTAGGGAATACCTAGTTGCAAATCCTACTGTATACGAAGACATATATCGTCAAATCAGAGAAATGCTTGGACAATGAACGTAAGAGACTTAGACGGTAAACTTGTTAAGTGGAACCCACAAGGGGCAGCTTCCTCTGATACCAGAGCTAAGTCGTCACTACATGAGAGAGCTAGGGAACTACTTAAGTCAAAATATCCGACCATGCAGTTTATTGAGGAAGTCAAGATACCTGTAAGGTGGGGCACAACCCTATACTTAGATTTCTACTGTCCGTTGAAAAAAGTTGCTTACGAAGTTCATGGCGAACAACACTATAAGATGATACCTCATTTTCATAGTAACGTCCAGGGCTTTATCAAGCAGAAGAAAAGGGACGGTGAGAAGGAAAGGTGGTGTGAGTTGAATGATATAACGCTAGTTAAGCTTGCTTTCAATGAACTTGATGGGTGGGAGGAACAGATATGAGCTTATGGGGCGGGCTTTGTCTGTGTTTTATCATAGGGTTGTTTTGTGCTGTTATAGCGGCGCTATTTGTTAAAGTACCAATGATTGAGGACGATTAATGATAAGCGATATTGAGTTAGGATTATCTCCGTATAGCGTTGATAAGATACTAGATAGGTTTACAATGGTCCAATACAACATAGCTAATCGTCCAGAGGTATTAGTTTGGAACGGTGCTAGGTGCTGGCAGTATCATTGGTTTGAAGGCTTGCAGCCTATGAAAAAGTTTGACTGTACGGAGAATCCAGATATTAGTGTGGTCTATATTGACTTTGAACTAATTTCATGGCAGCATCTATTGACTGGGTGTAAGCTCTTAGTGGCATGTCAAGATAAGCTTAACGCAAAAGGAATTAAGAGCGTATTGTACTTTTGTACCAGGGATGCTGAAGAATCAGCCATATGTTTAATAGAAGAGGAAAGACGAATTAAATGAGTACACCGAAGGAACTGCTTGAACAAAGGGACCAGATACTAGACGATTATGAGAAGGGGATTGGGTTACCGATTTATAACAATCCGGTGCCTACTGAGGAACTTGAGAAGTACCTCTCGATGAACCGAGACATAATTGAAAGGCTATCTGCCGATGAGTGTGCGATTATAGCTATACGTCTGTTGCAATTTGGAGTACATATCCAGAGGGCACAGAATAGGGAAATATCGCGCGTGTCATGGGCTAAGAATGAACTTAAGATGACAATAGCCAACGAAGTGAATAACTACGAGGGCTATGGATATGAGCAGAAGTCCGCTCAAGCCATTAAGGGCAACAGTCACGCCTCAAAAGTAAATCAAATTGCTATCTATGCGCAGCAACGAGTTGATAGGTTGAACTTTGTCTCTAATGGGCTGAAGAACTTAGCAGATATGTTAAGGTCAATCCAATTTAACAAGAGAAACGCAGACAATGAATAGTATAACACTAGCTCAGCTAGAATCGCTCAATGAGCAAGAATTAGCTAAGGTTTACAAGCTAATTAACAAGCTTGCATCTAAACACGGTAAAACTCCTCCAACTTATCATGGCGAGGGTGTTCCAGAATATGTGGACGAATTGTACATCGAGGAACCGGACGAAGGCGATACGGGCGTCCATTTAATCGACAAGAAAAAGGCCACCCAAAGTACGGAACCTTTTAATAAGAAACGCTCGCTACGCGAGGAACTCATTCCTGGGGCTTCTGAGGGGCTTGCAAAAGGCTCAGACCCGCGTAGAATGGGCAAAGAGGACAAAAACTACACCCGCCGCGAGCCCATCCAGACACAGGGTTATAGACCGAACAAGTTCTTTGAGCTTATGGATGGTGGAACAAGAATCGCTGATATAGAAGAAACTTCCGAAGAAGACAAAAAGTGGAAGGAAAAAGAGAATAAGATTTGGCAGAAGAACCATAAAAACGGAAGAAGGCAGACTAGGCCATCTAGCTTAGTTGATGTTACTTGTGATGGTTGTCGCCAGACATTTGAGGTTGCAGCGAGTTTGGTTACGTCTAACAAGTTTCTATGTAATAGTTGCATCTGTAGAAGAAAAGGTTAAGTAATGGCGTTAATGGATGTTGCGGCGGAACGTGCTGTTCTTGCCGGGATTTGCACATATGGCTCTGAAGCTTACTTTGATGTTGCGGACATTGTTAATGAGGACTCGTTTACCCAGGATGGTAATGCGATACTCTATAAGTGTCTAAAGACCATCATAGAGACAGACAATGATGCTAGGGTAGACGTTCCATCTATTTACTCGACCGCTAATATCCTGGGTCTTGGATTTCACTTTAATAAGGTGGAAGAGACTAAGCACCTTCAGGCTATTATGTCGATGCCAATTAGGCTTCCAAACGTAAGGAAGTTCGCCGCAGTAATTCGTAAGCTACAAGTTGCACGCCTGATGCACGAACAGGTCAACAATGCCCAGAATGAACTTTTGGGCGTTAAGGGTAATGAGTCATACTCCAGCATTCTTGGTATAGTAGAGAATGTTGTGTTTGACTTCGGCACCCTGCTTAATGTGGGCGGCGATGAAGAACCATCAGAACTACTTGGCGGAATTACAGCTAACATCAAACATCTAATGGACAATCCAGTCCAACAGATAGGTATTAGTTCTGGTTTTCCAGTATACGATGCGGCAATCGGCGGCGGTTTTCGTCGTGGTAGCGTTTCTATGATTGGAGCTAGGACTAAGGCTGGCAAGTCTGTTCTAGCTATTAATGTAGGCAGCCACGTTACGTCAAACTTAAAAATTCCGGTGCTATATCTGGACACCGAAATGGTTAAAGAAGAACAGCAGATTCGTCTAGCTGCCCGCCTAACAGAAACTCCCATCAACGATTTGGAAAACGGTAAGGCCGGCGACTCAATTCACGTAAAGAAGAGAATTCTAGATACTTTGGCTAAGGCCGAAGCTGAGAACAAATACTTCTTCTACAAGAATGTCAGCGGTAAACCATTCGAGGAAATCCTCTCCATTATGCGTCGTTGGGTAATGAAGAACGTGGGTGTGGATGATGAGGGCAGAGCGAAGGACTGTCTAATCATTTATGACTATATGAAGCTTATGTCTTCAGATGGTATCAGTCAGGATATGAAGGAACATCAGCTATTAGGCTTCATGATGACAAGCCTACATAATTTTGCTGTCCGTTACTCAGTTCCGGTCCTATCGTTCATTCAGTTAAATAGAGACGGTATTTCTAAGGAAAGCACAGCGGCAGCCGCAGGTTCAGATAGAATCATGTGGTTGTGTTCTAATTTCTCAATCTACAAGTTTAAGTCCGACGAAGAAATCGCCGACGACAGTTTGGTTAATGGTAATAGAAAGTTGGTGCCAATTATACAAAGGCATGGTCCTGGTCTTAAAGATGGTGAATACATAAATATGATGATGACCGGCGAGTTTGCTAAGATTGTAGAAGGCAAGACCTCATTTGAAACTAAGAAAGATGAAGGGTTTGTGGTAGATGATGAAGATGAAAGAGAAATCACGCCATTCGATTGATTTTATGGACCAGGGTAAGCTTGGAATGTTATCCAATCTTATAGTCCAGAATATGGACATGCTTCTTCTTACTCTGGGTATTACTGTGGGCGGCACGCCCACTATGAGAATAGGATGCTGCCCTGTTCACGGCGGCGATAGATTCAATGCGTTCAATATCTATGAAAGTGGTTATTGGGCCTGTAGAAGTCGCCATTGTGAACAACACTTCAAAAAGACTCCCCTTGGAATGATGAGGGGAATTCTATCTCATCAAAAGTATGGCTGGTCTAACATCGGCGATACAGAGGTAACATTCGGCCAGACTATTAGAGCTATCTTAGACATGCTCGGTATTAACTGGGACGAAATGGAGGTTGACCGAGAAGCTGTTGAGAAGATGCAGTTTGTTAAACAAATGCAGATTGTCAAGAAAAAAGCGCAAGAAGCTACGACCAATACCATGATTACCCGTGATAAGATAAGAAGGGCTATAGATATTCCAGCCCAGTATTACTTAGACAGAGGGTATACTCCACAGATACTAGATAAGTATGATGTTGGGTTCTGTAGGGATAAGACTAAGGAAATGCGTTACAGGGTTGTTGTTCCAGTCTATAATGAGGACGGGAACTACGTAGGATGTTGTGGTCGCTCTATATTCCCTCAATGTAAAAAGTGTCATGTTTATCATCACGAAAACTCAGATTGTCCAAAGAAGGAGTTTTTCCCACTGTATTGTAAGTGGAAGCATTCTGGTTTTAAATCCCATGAACATCTATATAACTACTCAAACGCAAAGCCATTCATTCAGCAGACTGGAGCTGTAATTCTTGTTGAGAGCCCAGGTAATGTCTGGCGTTTAGAGGAAGCGGGTATACATAACTCAGTAGCCCTATTCGGCTCATCGCTTAGTGAAACACAGAAAACCGTACTTGACTCAAGCGGAGCCCTTAGTATTATAGTATTGGGTGACAACGACGAGGCGGGAAAAGGCTTGTTTAATACAGTGAAGGAAAAGTGCCAGAGAACATATAGGTTGTACTGTGTATCTCTTGATAAAAAAAATGATGTTGGAGATATGTCAGTTGACGAAATAACGGAAGATATTAGACCACTAATAGAGAAGGTTGGAGGATTGGGTAGTGGGATTTAAAGAAGATTTGACTGG